CCTCGTCGCGACAGATCCAATCTGTGGAATCGGCCATCTGACTTCCGTCTGGCGTAAACACCTCGATGAGCGAGCGGAAAGGGATGGCCACACCGTCAGACCAATCATTGATCTGCTCCGCGCATTCATTCGTGCCATCGAACTGAACGGCTTCAATGCTCTGACGGCGGGTTTGAAATTGTGCTGGCGTGCCCATTACTCTGCCGCCTCCGGTGTCCATTCACGTTCGAGACGAGAGACGGAATGATCGAGAAGCGCTTCGTTGATTTCAGGTTCAAAGCCGTTCTGGATGGCTCGCGCCAAATTCCGCGCCAGGAGCTCCGTGAACGTGCAGAAGGGCTTGGCGATCAGCGGGACCTTGATGTAGCGAGAAACCTTCTTCGGCATCCCGAGAGGAGCCGATCTGTCAGTCACGTAAGCATCTAGGTTGAGACCGACGACCGCGCCGTCTTTGTCTATCGACGCCGTGCCGGAGAACATCCCGACATCCGCTCCGTCGATCTGAAGCCCAACTTCCTCAAACTTGAAATCGATCACACCGCTGTCGCGCATCGGCAGGCCTCTTGGTCTGAATCCGAAAAAGAAACCGCTGACGCCGGCGGCGCTTGCGAAGACGGAACGCCCAGGAGTGGGGGAACCGGCATCAGCGGTATCAACGGAGCTGGCACGCGTCGGTTGATGTGTTGACGGTAATTCACTGGCGGTGAATTTGTCAAACAAAAAATTCACTACCAGTGAACCGTATGTGCACAAATTTTTTGCGCGACGCACTTGCTGCGCGCGCTCGCAACGGCTCATGCGACCTTAGTCAGAGATCGGGCAAGCAGAGGGTGAAAGGAAACTTACCCAATGTATCGTTGTGGGATTTTAACTCGCGCCGATGATCCATTCTGAGACGCGGAAAAAAAGTTTCATCTCAATACGATCATTTACGCTTGCGACCGCCGGAAGCTTACAACATTGTCATGCGGACTTCTTGCCGTGGGGGCGGCCTTCACTCGCAATCCGGGCCTGCTTCAAAGCTTTAATAGCGTCTGCAATATCGTAGCGTAAGCCCGATGGATCACCACGATAGATCCAGTCCAGAGTTAAGTCGTAGGCGTCGCAGAGTGCGATTGCCTTCTCGAGACCGATGCCTTTTTTGCCGTTCTCGATTTGGTTGTAGGTGTTCGCGGCGATCTTTGCCCGAGCGCAAAAAGTCTTCTGCGCCATCCCCAGCACATGACGTGTCAACTCCAGGCGGAGTCCGACAGCGGCCATCGATGTCCCCTCGAACCGTTCCATCACATTCTAATATTCGCCGTGGAGAAAGAAGTCTATTCGCCTTGAGCCCGTTGACAAACTTCACCAATAGTGAATTATATTCCCCATGACGAAGCGGCAAATCACTCTGCGCACGGTCCGGGCTGTCGTTGATGCCTTTGGGGGCACCAAGGATTTAGCTGAGTGGGCGGGACACGGGGAAAGCGCAATCAGCAATTGGCTGGCGCGCGGATTCATTCCTCCGGGATGGCATTACCGCATCTCCGAAGAATTGAAGAAGAAAGACCTGGAAGCGGCGCCGGAGGTTTTTGGACAGCGTCCGAGGTCGCCAATTCCGGACCCTAAGTCTCGGGCTGAAGCCCGCGTCGCCTAACAGCGTTTCAGTTTCAGTCGCGTCGCGTACCGCCCGTGAAACACCGCGGGCGCTCGGGCATGTCGTGTCGCCAATCCACGACAGCGGTTCTCCGGCCGTGCCCAAACCCGAGCGTCCTCGCTGTCTCGCGTGCGCATCACCGCCTTCGGGCGGTTTCCTCCCTAGACTTGCCGGCGGCTCACTCCCCGTGTGGTCGCCGGTTTTTTCCAGCGGGGCAAAAACCAAAAGAGCCCCGGTCAAGGGGTTTGACCGAGGCTCAGACGCTCTTTGGCTTGGGGTACTTCCTGATGATTACGCAAAGCAACTCGGAGGCTCATCAGCAATGACAGATATTGCTGCGTCGTTTGTTCGTTTCATGGCGGATTGCCAATGAGCAATCCGTGGATTCGTCTATATCGGGATTCCCTGCACAACCCGAAAATTGTCAGCCTTAGCGACCGCCAACACCGCGTTTGGCATAATCTTCTTTTGATTGCCGACGACGAAGGTCAGTTGCCGATATCGCGCGACATCGCTTGCCATCTGCGGGTGTCGATTGCCGAAGTCGAACAGTTGCTTGGAGAGTTGCTGGAAGCGGGGTTGGTCGACCGCAATTTAAACGGTCCCGGCATACATCGGTTTCAATTGCACGATTGGAACACGCACCAATACGTTTCCGACACATCAACTGAGCGCGTGAGAAAATTCCGAAACAAAAACAAGCGGCGCGAAGATGAAACGTTTCATGAAACGGAACGAGACGTTTCTGTAACGCCCCCAGAACCAGAACCAGAACCAGAACCAGATACAGACTTTGTTTCTTCTTCCGAGAATATGCCGCGCGAGGGAAAGGAACAAAGTTTTAAATCTGGTTTTGGGAATGGCTTGGGAAGGGGAGGATTAGATTCCCTCAAAAGCCGTGCGGAAGGTTTCGGACTTCCTGTCGACGAACTGATCGATATCACAAACCGAAACAAGCCAAGAAACCGCGCCGCATATTTCACGAGCGTTTGCGTTAAACGACTGAAGGACAAGCTTCCAGCGTTCCACGAGGGCGTCATTAGGGATGCGCTTTGGGGCAAGGGTAATGCCGCGGGCCTTGTGTTTGAGGCGCTGATGCAAGCGGAGGCCGCCTGATGGTCTTCCCGCTCGTTACCGATGCTGACCGGAAATGGGCAATGTCGCAATGCCCGCCGTGGGCGCGCTGCGATTACAACGACGAAGATTTTCCAGAGATCGTCGACGACGGCGGATGGCTCGAAAACAAGCGCACCGAAAAACTCCCCACGCCGAATTGGGCTGATTTCGTTCACGAGCAAGCCGAGCGCTTCGAAAAATACTTCGAAGGTCAAGACAAGGGCTACGGCGACTGGTCTCGCTTGTGGCGCAAAAGCTGGTGGCCAAAAGCCGATCCTGCAAAGAGGTGGCCGTCGATGGCGAAGAAGGAATTGCAGCCGTTTTTCAAGCGCGGCACGAAGGAATTTATTCGCGCTCTCGAGGTTGCCACGCCGCAGGAAAAAGCCATGTGGCAGCGCTTCGGAGTGGCGCAATTCAAACCTGATGACCCGAGGCTCAAACTCGTCGAGGCAAAGCAATGATGGTTGATCTCATCGATCTGAAAGGCACCGAACCTTGGTCGTGGCTCATCACGGTCGACGGCGTTCCCTATACGGTCATTCTCAATCAAGGCACGACGCCAGATGTGCAGGTCAACCACATCGAGAAGGCCAACCCAGGGCGCGAAGTCGAACTGATCCGGCTTGGTCGGGCAATGACGAGCTATTCGAGGTTGTCCGTATGATCGCCCTCAGCGGAGATGTCCGCGAACTCACCAAGACCTATCACGAGCGCAACAAATACATTCGGAGGTGCTGGGGCATGGGGTTCAACACCTGGCAGATCAGCAGGATTCTCGGCATTCGGGAGTCCTACGTTGAGCGCATTGTTTTCGATCATGTTCTGGGCAGGAAGAAAAAGAAGGCGCTCGCAGCATGACCGCACAAATGCAGGTGATCGACACACCGACAGTCTGTGCTCAGACCGGAAAGCTTCCCTTCGAGACGCGTGGTGAGGCGAGGCAGCGGGCTATCTCCATGAACAGCCGCTTTTCGAGAGGTACACCGTGGCGGGCATACAAGTGCCCCCACTGCGATGCTTGGCACATTGGACGTGAACATAGGCATGAGGGGAGAGATTGAGATGTCGGTTGAAGCCTACGCACAGCAGATTGCACACCATCTAGTCACGATCGCTGACGAGCAAGAAGCGATCAGCGACATCATCGGAGCTGCAAAGGATGCCGGGATAAATACCCGCGTTCTGCGCAAGGTCGCCCGCGAGCTTGTGATGGACTCAGACAAACGCGCCAAGCTCTATGAGGACGAAAATCAACTTGATCTGTTTCGACGCGAAGTCGGCCTAACCACGCTTGCGATTTTGGAGGCCGCTGAATAATGAGGTGCGAATGTGGCGACCACGCATGGGCTCCGCTTAGTAAAGGATATGTCGTCCTTGTCTCTCCTGCCGACGAATATCTGCTCGATAGCAAATGGAGCGCAACGATCACTAGGGGGAAGACGGTTTACGCTCGACGCAACATCCCGAAGAAACCGGGGGATCTAGGTCGGCATCAAGAACTATTGCATAGGGTTATTGTGCGACCGCGCAATGGATACGTCGTCGACCACAAAAACTTGAATGGTCTTGATAACAGACGCGAGAATCTACGCGAATGCACAGGCCATCAGAACATGATGAATTTTGGATTGAGGAAAGGGAAGAAAGTCCCGCTCAAAGGAGTTCAACAGACCGGCCCTGGTAAATTCGCGGCGCGCATAACGCTGAACAAACACCTGAAATATCTTGGGACATTCCGCACCGCCGGCGAAGCGCATCATGCGTATGTGCAAGCGTCGACCGAACTTCACGGTGAATTCGCGAGGTCGGAATGACCACGATCATCGCAAGTATTGTTCTCGTACCAGCGCTCGCCTGTGGTGCTTACACGGGATGGCTTTGGATCCGTGACGCGATCGCGAACTCAAAGCGTGAATCGGGACACAAGCCATGAGCTCAGGTCACATCATAAAGCTCGGCAAGGGCGCGAAGATCAAAGGCGGCAAGGTCAAGATCATGCCTGTCTACCACGACGCCAGCGCCGCCATTCGAGCGAAGAAGAGCAAGAAGATTACCGTGAAAAGGAAGAGCGCCCATGCTTAAGCGCTACGGGCGTTTTCAGGTCGGAATTTACAATGATGACTATATTACGCTTGAGGTCGACCATGCGAACGGCAGTCCATCAGAATACGTCATTCCGCACATGAGCGTCAGGGATGCAGAAGACCTGATTTATGCGCTTGGGAAAACGATCGACGAGATCAAGGCGGTCTATGAAATCCGCTTTGGTCGCAAGCTTTGAAGGAAGACGCCTTGAGCTACGGCCACGACGACATTCTTGACCGCCTGAACGCCAGTTTCAAGTATCAAGCAGACGAGCGGCGACGGCGCGAGCGGGCACAGTGGAAGGCTGCCGACGGTTCTGCATGGTTCGCTCTTCGTGTCGAGCCTCAGAAGGAATTCACGCTCGGCGGCCGTCACGACGCGAGCGGAGAATGGTTCCCCGGCATCCTCGAGCGCAAGGGCTACAGCCAAGTGTTCGTGCCCACAGAGACGAAGTTCAGGAAGACGCTGAGGAAGGGGCGACGGGTATCAATCCCGGTTCTTTACCCCCTCTTCGTTTCCTATATTTTCGTCGGAGGCGCGTTCTCATGGCAGCATTTGCTTTCTGAGAACCATGTGCAAGGGGTCGTCGGATTCCCCGACGAAACTGGAACCCGCAAACCAGCTCCGATTTCAGAATCCCAAATGGAAAAACTTAGATCTATGTCAGGAGGGCTGGTACCGCATAGAAGGTCGGTCAATACTCATCGGGCTTTCCAGGTGGGAGAATCCGCGGCCATCGCAGTTGGACCGTTTGCGCATCAGATCGTGAAGATTGCAGGTCTGCACGGGACAAAGGCTCGCGTATTCCTGAATCTTTTCAACGTAACAAGAGAGGTCGAAGTCGATCTCGATATGCTGGACGTGGCATGATGAGCAGGCTTGATGAAGTTTTTGGCGAAGTCATCCGTCTTCTAGAGAAGGAAGAAAACCAAGAGTTCGCGCTATTCTACGATGAACGTGAAGGGGGCTGGACAGCCCGCGCCGTAAACGAAAGCCGTGCGGTACGGTTAGGAGAATCCGAGGGGTTATACGAAGCCAGCGGACAATCAGCCATTGAAGCAATGACAAATCTTGCTGACGACCTTCGCAAACAAAAAAGGCGGCCATGACAGCCGCCCTGAGTGATCTGTGATTTGCTTTACGCTGTTTTCTTGAGCGCAATGGTCAGTTGCTTGCCAACTCTAGTGATTTCGAGTTGATCTTCGACTTCCTGCCGACGCCTGCTAGCGGCCCCCTCATCCATATGCAGCAACTGAGCAAGTTCACGATGCGACCGAACCGATCCCCCTGCATCCGTTAGAGCCTTGATGACGGGATGCTCTGCGAAGTCGATCACGTTCTTCGGCAACTGAGGCTTCTTGCCTTTCGGAGGTTCGGGATCGTCCGGCAACTCAGCAAAGAAAGACGTTTGCTGGCTGTCGGCAACTGAGCAATCGTTTGCGGCAATCAAGACCGGACGCTTGCCCTGTCGAAACGCGAACCCGAGGCTGACAATCGAGCCGATTTCGAAGAATAAACACCACATGAGGGGCTGCAGCATGGTGTACGCGGCAACCGTCTTCTGCCGGTCAAAGCCGAAGATGGCCGCCATGTCCGCCATGCGCGCGGCTTGCGCGTTGACGGGCTTCTGAGGTCCAAGGGCGGCGATTTCCTTCTCGAGCTGGCCGATGACGACAGAGATGTCTTTCGAGTTCTGACGCCAGTCACGGCAGCGCGTGCCGCAGCGCTGGCCAGTCATCTCCCGATCGGCAGCCTTGTCAGCATAGTCCCGCCGGGCTTTCGCCCGGGCGAGATCAGCCGACTTGTCCGCGATGGCTTTGTTCGTCGCTTCCGCCGACATGGTAGTCGCTTCGAAGTTCTCAGCTTGGCGGCCGATGCTCTGCGTCACGACGAGATAGGTTCCGGCGCCAAACATGACGAGGAACCCGGCCGCGGCAAGAGGATGCCGGAAGCCCGCGTCGGCAAGTAAGTGACCGGCCGCGATCGTGATGAACACGGCCAGAATGGTTATCCACTGCGATGACGCCCAGTCGTATGGGTGCATCAGGTCTTTGCCGAGGAGGATCGTGAGGCCGCCAGCTGCACATGCGCAGCCAGCGACAGCGGCCAACAGGCGGCCATGAAAGGAGAGTTTCATTGGCCAATTCCTTCGCGCACATGATGTTCAAAAAGTCCGAGGATCGCGAAGATTCCCACAATCGCGACTGGCGTCCCGATTGTAAGTAGAACGATAAATGAGATAGTGCTGGTCATGGGTCTTGGCCTTTCGTGAGAAGGTTGAGAACAAGAGGCTCGGCTAGCGTTCGCGCGCTTCCGGGCCTCGACTCTGGATATAACACTAGTATTGATACGTTGTCAATATGGTATTGACGAAACACGGCGGGCGTGTAACATTTCGGCCATGACCGGCAAGGAAGCGATCAAGATCATTCAGCGTCTAGGCGTCTCGCAGCGTCAGTTCGCTTTCATGATCGGCGTGCACCCGAATTCAGTGAGCAAGTGGGCGAAGGGCGGCGAGCTCAACGGACCGACCGTCACGCTAATGCGGTTGCTCGAAGAGCGCCCCGAGTTGATCAAGGTTTTGGAGGACTGGCGGAAATGAGCATCGTGTACGGTCAGACACTAGCCTGCGGAGACACGACCTATTCTGTGAACGGGTTCCGGAGCGCTGAAGAAGCACTTTGGGCGGCATTCCGTGGAATGGGGTTCGCCTACAAGTACGGGAACGTGACGCGACGATCGATGCTCAAATACCTGACCAAGGATCAGGTGAGACGGATCAACCGCATCGCGGCGAACAAACTCTTCGCGTGACCTCCAAGACTCTCCCGCGAACTTACTTCCCGCTATCGCAACTTATCTCTTGATCTCTGACGCGAATAAGCTGACTAGAAATCAACCCCTAGTGTGCGTCGGGCAGATCATAGCCATGTATCTGCGAGGCCCTTGCCCGGTCTGGTGTCGGCACAACATGCCGGACCGCAAGCCGGTAATGCCCCCAAAGCGGGGCTTTTTTCATATCCGAAATTCCGCAAGCGCCCTGCTCGGTTACTTGCTGGACATCCCTGCCGCCCGCGAGTCTCCCATAGCCGGATAGCGCCGACTCCCCGTATCGCGCTCCGGTTCTCTCTCCTGACGCAACGTGGGCGGCAGGGTCTTTCCTTCGCATGATCCGAAAATAAACCCTTTCCCCGAGGGAGAATCCCCCATGCACAATTCCCCCGCATCCTTTGCTGTCCTGCAGAAGATATTTCTCGGTCTCGGCGCCGCCGGTCTTCTGGTTTCGTGCGTGATGACCGGAAAATTCGGCTACTCGATGAGCGGCGCTCACGCTTTCGGCCTGGTGCTCGTGACCATCATGGCGGCTTTCATCATGCCGGCCATTCGTTTCGTCAAAGAGGCTGGCGTCGGTAATGGCGGCTGCAGGATGCTGATGGCGCTCGGCATCTTCTTTCTTGGCGTCGAGTTCTTTTCCGACCTCGGCTACACCATTGGAACGCGCGAGAAATCGACGGTCGAAGCCACCGTTCAGAAAACGGCCTACCAGATCCAGCAGGATCGCCGGGATGACAGCCGCAAGAACCTGTCGCTCTGGACCAAGCAGCTCGAGGACCTCAAGACCGCAAACCAGTGGGTTGCAACGGTCTCCGCCGATGGCCTCCGGGCGCAGCTTGCCGTCATGGACAAGGACATAGAGCTTGAGACGGCCCGCGGCGGATGCGGTCCCAAGTGCCGCAACCTGATGGCCAAGAAGGCCGACATCGAAAACAAGATTGCGACGGCGGAAGAAGCTAGCAACATTTCCGAAAAGATCGCCGCAGCTCAACGTCTTGCCGACAGCGCCAGCGAAAAGGCAGCGGACACGAAGGAAGGGTTTTCTCCGGTTGTGTCGCAGACCTCGTTCGTTGCCCAGCTCTACGGCATTGCAACGGGTGATGACGCGCAGGCGGCACTCAATCCCGACCCGACCCGCATGACCCTGACGCAGATCCTCGTCGGCTTCTTCATTGCGCTATCGGTGACGGCGCTCCCGGCGACGGCGTTCTATTTCGGGTTCTTCGGCCGAAAGGTTGACGTCAGAGAAGCTGACGTTTGGACGCGTCAAGCCAAACGCAACGCGGACGAAGCAGCCGCGAAGTCTTTGGCTAAGGCAGAACTTGACGGAGGGACGGTTCTGCATCCCGTCTCGGCCGCCGGCCACCTGCGGAGCGAAGTCAGCATTCACGACGAACGCGGGATCAACGAGCTGAAGAAAGCTTTATCTTCGCATGCCGACCGTGCTCTGGCGTTGCTCAATCCTGCAGGAGCCGCGGTTTGACCGGCTTCACTGCGTCTTCTCACATCAGGGAAGCGCAAATTCAGGCCGTGGTCATTCGCTCTGACGGATCCCGAGAAAACCTCGGGACCGTTGCCTACTTCCACAAAAACCCGCTCCGCCGCTGGTTTTGGCGCTTGAAGGGATGGCTGAATGGCTAGCGTCTTTACGAACGCTGGAAAAGCGGCGGCGTCCGCTGCGATCGTTGCTGCATCGGCTATGAAATATCTCGGCTGGGGGACGGGCTCTGGTCAGACTGCATCAAGCAACGATCTGGCCGCTGCCGCCGCCGAAGCGCGTTCGGCGGGTAGCATGTCTCAAGTGACGAGTTCCGTCACCAATGACACGGTCCAGATCACCGGGACGATCACCGCTGCAGGATCAAGAGCCATTACGGAGGTCGGCGTGTTCGATGCGCTTACCAGCGGAAACATGGATCTTTACGGAGATTTCGCGGTGATCAACCTCGGTGCGGGCGATTCCATCGCCTTCACGGTTAAACTGGCGTTCGCGTAATGCCAGCGCCAGGCGATCTGATCCATCAGAGATCCGTTTCGACAGGAGCGGGCAATCTCACGCTTTCGGCCGTCAACGGCAAGCGCTCGTTAAATGATGAGTTCGGAATCGGCGGAACGGACAAGTTCGACTACTTCATCATGAACCAAGGTGCCCCGGAATGGGAGCGCGGCACCGGCCATTTGTCCGATGCGGCCACGCTTGTTCGGGATACCGTTCTCGCAAGTTCGAACGCGAACGCCGCAGTCAACTTTACTGCGGGCACGAAGGACATCTCGAACGATATCCCGGCTGGAAAACGGCACTACGCCGGCAGTAAAAACACGGCGCTTACGCCATTTGATTTTGGAGCTGTAGCCGACGGCTCGACCGACGATTCGGGCGCGCTGCAGGCCCTGTTCAATGAATATTCCAAAGGCAAGTCCATTTGGGTGCCTGCAGGCAATTATGCAATCGCCTCCGGACTGACAATTCTTCCTCGGGTTTCTGGAGACACGACAAAGACGCCGGGCGCGAGTATCTGCTTCGACAAGCGCGCAATACTGAAAGCCACGGCATCGATGACTTCGATGCTGACGATTGGCTCAGTTGCAGATTACTCCGGACTGTTCTGGAACGGTCATCTATCCGGAGGCGTGTTCGATTGTAATTTTCTGGCCACGAACGGCATCAACCCGGTCTTCTACAATCGGTTTACCTGCGAACAAACACAGGTTCGCAACGCGCTAGGGAAGTATTTCAAATTCGGCTCGTCATCTTCGCCCTCGTCGTCTTACGAGGGAATGGCGATCTCTTGCGAGACGTTCCGAGACATCGTCCAAGTCGCGGTCTCGGGGATATCGAAAGCCAATCCTGGCGTTGTGACGACGACCGCGCCGCACGGTTTAACGACTGGGAATGTCGCGTGCATTCGATCGGTCGGCGGGATGACGCAGGTCAACGACCTGTACTTTACTGTCACCGTTATAGACCCGACGAATTTTTCCATCGGCGTCGATACGTCCGGCTATACGACCTACACGTCAGGCGGAACGGTCTGCAAGACGGTCGGCGGAACCTCGATCACGGGAGTGTATTTCGAGAATTCAACCGACAATCATCTGATCAATAATATCCTAAGAGGCGTCGAGATCGGCGTCACGGGCTTGACGTCCACTGTTGCCCCCTTTGATAACAAGTATATCGCGAACCACGTCTGGAACTATCTTGAGAACGGGCGCATCCTTTACGCTTTTGACGTCGGCGGCGACAACGACCTGATTGGGTGTCAAGTCGACGGGCCGTTCTCGTACGCGTATCGGTTCCGAAACCCTAGAAACAGCCTCATAGGCTGCAACTGCAATTACACAGACCTGACATACGGCGGGCGCGACAACACCGATAGCGTTCTGAAGATCGAGACTGGCGGCGGCGCCAACGCGTTCGGCTGCAATTGGAAAGCTCAGTCAGGAAGCGCTCGGCTAGCGGCCGTTGTCTCTGGCGATGCTTCGAACTTCAAACAGATTAACTGCCCATCGACGAACGTCGTCACCGTTCCCAAGGATAGTCTGGGAACGCTGGGCGGACTCTCCTTAAATGCAGGAAGCACCGCGTCGTCTTTCACGGTATCTTCTGGTTCGTACAACGCATTCAACATCATGCTCAGTAGTGGATTTTTCCAGTTCTCCACTAATGGCATAATGCAGATGTTGACCGGCGCTTCTTTCGGCGAGTCTTTGCGCCTCGATGGAAGCCAACAGGTGTTCGTCCCAGGTGTTACGACCACCGCGACTGCAGCGAACGCCTACATCGATAATACGACGTCGCCCGTCAATCAGCTCAAGCGTTCGACATCCTCCGCAGATTACAAGCGGGATATTGAAGATGTCGACATTGGGTATTCAAGAGCGCTTTTGAATGCGCGTCCGGTATGGTTCCGGTCCAAGGTCGAAACCGACCGTCAGGATTGGTCACATTGGGGATTCATTGCCGAGGAACTCGCGCAAATCGATCCACGACTTGTCCACTACGGCTATAAAGACGACGCGTTCGATACGATCCTTGTCGAGAATGAAGTTGAACTGGACGGTGAAAGAATAACGATCAGCCGTCCAGAACGGAGACTTAAAGAAAACGCCAAGCTTGTTCCGGACGGCGTGCAATACGATCGCTTTGTCGTCCATCATCAGGCTTTGATCAAAGATCTCTCTGACCGCGTCGCGGACTTGGAAGCGAGATTGGCCGAACGATCCTAGAAATTGAGCACCGGCCGAGCGTTATTCCCGGCTGGTGCACCCATCATGCGACATCACCGCCGCCTTCGCCGCGCTCCGAAAGAGCAGCCGCGATTGCTGCCGAAACAACGATAGCAACGAGAACGATAGTCACGCCGGCAATTGCGAGCGCTCCGAGCGACCATAGAGGATGCGTGTCGATAAACTGCAATACCGTCATTTCAGGCGATCCTTTCCTCGAAATAGGGAAAGAATGCCAAACACGCCGACTGTTTTTATCATTCCCATTCCCCGCATTTCGCGGACACATTAGACAGTCACCGAGAATAATACAACATTGCATCGCAACACGATCAATGAGAACTAACGCATGATCGGCAATCCAATTGGTTACCCGATTGGTGGGGTCATCAACTATGGCGGGGCGCTGTATACCCAGACCATAACAACGTCATCCACTGGGTTCGTATCTCTGCTCCTTCAGCGCGGCCGAGGTGTGATGATCTCCATTACGGCTGCGGGGTCTATCTCTATCGGAAGAGCGATAAGCGCGGCACGCTCGATTGTGGTCTCTTCCGTGGTGACGATCTCAAAGACAGTCAGCAAGACCATCTCCGCGAGCCTGACCGGCGCGCTCAGTTTTGCACTAGCGTCCCTTCGCTTCATCACGCGGCCGAACACTCTCGGCAAGATCATCACCACGAAGCGGACTGACGCCACAGACGTTACGTCATCTCGTTCACTTCCGAGAGACATCACCTCCTAAACTTCTCTCGTGGGAAACCACGCCACTGCAGGACGAACTCTCTACCCCGAAACATCACAGCGTAACCCACCGCCCAAAAGGCTGGAAAGACGATCATGGCAGCGCGCACAAACAAGGTCCGACATTCAGACGATGTGAGGGCCAAAATCCAATCGAGTCAGCTGATCAATTTTCTTCAGGATCATTGCCTTAAGAATCGAGAGGCAAAAAAAACTCAAATCACAGCCGCAGTTGCTCTTTTGAAGAAAACGATTCCTGATTTGCAGAGCACTGAGTTGTCCGGTTCTCTTGCTGTGAGCCACGAAGACAAGCTCAAGGAACTTGAATGAGCAGTCTGTCGGATCGTGAGAAGGCAATCTATCAGCGTCTCAAGGACGACTTTGCCCATTACGCCGATCGCTGCCTGAAGATCAGAACCAAAGCAGGCTCTGTCACGCCGTTTCAACTGAACCGCTCGCAGAGATACTTGCACGAGCGCCTCGAAGAGCAACTCAAACGAAACGGCAAGGTTCGAGCAATCGTTCTCAAAGGTCGGCAAGTCGGCATATCGACCTACATTGCTGGACGCTTCTATTGGAAGATTTCACACAAGTTCGGATATCGCGCCTTCATCCTGACGCATCTCGACACGGCTTCTGACAATCTGTTCGGAATTGCGAAGAGATACCACGAGAGTTGCCCTGAGTTGGTTCGACCGGAAACCGGCAAAGCCAATGCGAAAGAGCTTTCATTCTCCAAACTCGATTCCGGTTATAAGGTGGCAACTGCGGGAAGCGCTGAGGTTGGCCGCTCGGAAACTATCCAGCTCTTCCACGGGTCCGAGGTTGCCTTTTGGCCCAATGCTCAGAACCATTCCGCTGGTATTCGGCAAGCTATCGCCAATGTTGACGGTACGGAGGACATCCGAGAGTCGACGGCCAACGGTATCGGTAACGCCTTCTATGCTGAGTGGAAGGCAGCGGAACGGGGAGACAGCGAATACGAAGCGATCTTCATTCCCTGGTTTTGGCACGAGGAGTACGCGAGAGAAGCTCCGGACGGATGGCAGGCGCCCGAAGCGTGGATAGCTTACACGGAAGCCTATGACCTCTCGATCGAGCAAACCTATTGGGCGTGGCTGAAGAACAGAGAGCTTGCGATCGTCGCGGGCGGAACTCCGGAAGAACCATGCTGGCAGTTCAAACAGGAATATCCCGCAAACGCCGATGAAGCGTTCCAGACATCAGGCGAGCAGGCCTTCATCGATCCCGTCACTGTTCTCAAGGCCAGAAAGCACAGAGCCTCTGCCTATGGAGCGGTTGTGCTCGGTGTTGACCCCGCCCGCGGAGGTGGGGATAAGACTGGCGTTATCGACCGCCAGGGCCGGCAGATGGGACTTCGTGTCTGCAGACGGCTCGACAGTAACGATCTCATGGCAACCGCCGGCGAAATCCAGCGCATAGCGCGCGAGATCAACGCCCAGAAGATCGTCATCGACACAACGGGATTAGGAGCTGGGCTTTACGACCGTCTTCGCGAACTCTTGGGGAGCCAGGTCGATGGGGTCAACTTCGGTGCAGCGGCGTGGGACCGGCAGCACTACGCGAACCGCCGCGCGGAAATCTGGGACCAGATGCGGCAATGGTTCGATGACCCCGCAGGCGTTCAGATCCCTGATAGTGACGAGCTTCAAGGCGACCTTTGCTCCATCATTCGTGGACCAGGTGCTACACGATTCAATTCATCCGGTCAGCTCATCCTCGAGCCAAAGGAGCACGTACGGGAGAGACTTACTTTTTCTCCTGACCTCGGAGACGCCGCGGCGCTGACGTTCGCGATCGATCTGACGACACAAGAGCAGGATTGGGCGTTCTCGGCGCCGCCTGCAAACTTCGATCCGTTCGGGATTTGAGCATGAAAACCGTCACTGAGGCAGGCTTTGAAGCCATTCAGTTGGCTTGCCCAAATGCCAGGATTGAAACCCGAGACGGCATCGAGGTCGTTGTCATCCCGACTTACGACTTCGACAACGATGTCTCAGGGGAAAAGGTCCTGCAGCTCATTCGTGACGTTCCGAGAGAGCGCGGCCGCATTCAGATCGGTGACGTCCTCCGTCACACCAAGACAGGGTCGCCGTTCAATATCGTCGATCCATTGAAAGCGTTTCTGAAATTGAGGAAGGGGCCCAAGGCGGATGACTGACGACGTCGTTAAATCCGCCAGGGAAGCGCTTGAGCTTTCCTACCAGTTCGACAAGGACAACCGCAAGGAAGCGATTGAGGACCTGCGCTTTGTAGCAGGCTTTCAGTGGTCGGACTCTGCGCGCCAGGAACGTCAGGGCCGGCCGCTGATCACCATAAATCGTTCTGGCCAGTTCATTCGCCAGGTGTCAAACCCGATCCGGCAGAACATGCCGACGATCAAGGTTGAGCCTGACGGAGACGATCAAGCCCAGATGGCTGAAATCGCTAACGGGATGTTTCGCAGGATTCAGTACAACTCATCGGCCTCGCACGTTTACGCCAACGCGGTTGAGCACATGGTTGCTTGCGGCATTGGCTGGTGGCGGATCTGCACTGACTATCTGAATGAGGACAGCTTCGATCAGGAAATTCTGATCAAGCGCGTGTTCAACCCCCTCTCGGTCTATCCCGATCCATCGTCGCTTGAGCCTGACCGCTCGGATATGAACTGGTGTCTTGTCTCGGAACTTTGGCCGAACGAGGCGTTCAAGCGTAAATGGCCGGGCAAGAACCTTGTGTCGGTCGAGACGCCGAACAACGGCTCGGCACAGCAGGCTATAAGTTGGGGTTCAGCCGACAGCGTGCGGGTTGCCGAATTCTGGCGCCGCAAGGAGAAGTCCAAGCAGGTCGCTCAGCTCACGAACGGCGATATTGTTGATATTGATCTGTTGCAGAAGGTCGCGCCGCAGTATGCGGAACAGATCAAGCCGCACATCGCCAATTCTCGGACCGTCAAGACCCACACCGTAGAGATGATGGTGGTTTCGGGTGCTGAGCAGCTCGAAGAAACATACGAGTGCCCCTGCAAATGGATTCCGATTGTCCCGGTGATCGGCAATGAAGTCCCGATCGAGCAGGGGACGTACCGGCATGGCTTGATCCGGTTCCAGCGCGAACCGCAGCAACTGCACAACTATTTCATGTCAGTTGCCGCGGAGAGTTTGGGCCAGCAACCCAAAGCGCCCTACATGGCAACTCCGCAACAGATCGGCAAATACAAGTCGATGTGGGATAACGCCAACCGCAACCCGACGCCTTACCTGCTCTATGAGCACGACCCGAAGGTTGCGGGCGGCGCGCCACCGCAGCGTATCCCGCCCCCGCCGCTGCCGGCGGGCCTCATCCAGATGGCCCAGATGCTCTCGGACGACATGAAAGCAACGACCGGCATCTACGATGCTGCGCTTGGAGCTCAGTCGAACGAAACGTCAGGCGTAGCGATTGGCCAGCGTGTTCAACAGGGCGATCAAGCGACGTTCCACTACGTCGATAACCTCGAGCACGGCTTGGAGCACACGGGCCGGATCATCTTGGACATGATGCCCAAGGTCTACGACAACGAGCGCACCATGCGCATCAAGGGCGACGGAGCTTCGAAAGAGCAGACGGTCACGATCAATAAGCCGATCATGCAGGTCGGTAATCAGACCATCATGCACAACGACATGAGCGAGATGTCGTTCAACTCGGTCAGAGTGGTGCTCGGTCAGAACTTCGCCAGCCGTAAGCAGCAGACCTCGCAGACTCTTGTCGGACTTCTCCAAGCCATGCCGCAGATCGGCGCGGTTGCCGGCGACATCATCGCCAAGAACCTCGATATCGACCAAGCGGACGAACTGGCGGAACGCCTGCATATGCTTCTCCCGCCGCCAATCCTTCAGGCAGAACAGGCACAAGAGCAGGGAGCGCCTCCGGGTCAACCGGCGCCTCAGCAGCCATCTCCCGAAGAGCAGCAGATGCAGCAACAGCAGCAGGCTCACGAACAGGCGATGGCGCTGGAACAGCAGGCCGGACAGTTCAAGGTGCAGCAGGAGGCCGCGAAGGCCGCCGCTGCGCAGCAAGCAATCCAGACCGAGCAGGCCAAGACACGAAAGGCTCTGATCGATGGAGAGTTGGCGTTGAAGAAGTTGCGTGAACCCCCGCCCGAACGAAAGGCGGAAACGACGGCCTAAAGCGCCCCGCCATTTCGGCGGGTTTTTTAATGGAAAAAGTTATGACTGACACGACCCCCGCCCCGGCAGCGGCAACGCCGGAAACCACGGCAACCGCAGCACCCGCGGAAACGGTGCAAAGCGCAGAGCAGGTAAAAGTCCCCCAGCAGGCTTCCGAGCCAGCAGGCAAAGACGAGCAACAAGCCAACCCTGAATCAGAGAAAGAGCAGGCCGACGCGAAAGAGAAGCGCAAAGCGTATTCTCAGGAACGTTGGCGCGCCAAGAATAAAGAAATAGCCGATAGCCGGCGCCGAGAGCAGTTCCTTTTGGGTGAAGTTGAGCGGCTGACAAGACAGCAGCAGCAAACGGATTACTCAAAGATCACTGATCCGGATGAGGTTTTGGCGGCGAAGACGGCGAACCATTTCCGTCAAACCCAGGTCGACGAGCACAAGTCCCGTCTGCAGCATGAAGCGCAGCAGCGGCAGACTGCCGTTCGAGACGCCTGGACCGCAATGGCGGATGATATGCGGACGAAGGCGCCTGATTTCGATCAGGTCTTCAACCAGAACATACCGGTTCACCAACATGCCGTTCCCTTCATTGTCGAGAGTGAGAAGGGTGGCGAGATTGCCTATTGGCTGGGCAAGAACCCTGACGTTGCTCGTGATCTTTATTCGAAGTTCGAAACCGCGCCTGCGCAGGCCCTTATCGAGCTTGGTCGCATCGAAGCACGCTTGAGTGCTCCGCCGCCCAAGCAGATTTCAACCGCACCCAAACCGGCACCCGTTCTGAGCGGTGGCGTCAATCCTGTCGTGTTCGATGCTCATACTGCGAGCGTCGCTGACGTTGCCGCACATCTGAAAAAGGCGGGCGTCATCCGGTAGGTGCACCTTTCGGAAAGATTTAGAGAATGTCCAACACAACGCTCACCGCGGATGTGGTCGCGAAGATTGCGCTCCCCATCCTTGAAAACGAACTCGGCGTCGTCAACACGCTTTACCGTGCTCACGAGGAAGAGTTCGCCAACGAAGTCAACGGCTACAAGAAGGGCGGCACTGTCCGCATCCGCCGGCCGGCAGATTTCGTGCTTCGTAAAGGCGCGACGGTTTCGAATCAGGATGTGATCGAAGGTTACACGACCTTGACTGTTGATCAGCAGGTCGGTGTCGACTTCCAGTTCACGACGTCGGATCTGACCTTGAAGGAAACGGACCTCGCAGAACGCGTGATCCGCCCTGCAATGTCGGTCATCGCCAACGGCATGGCCCAGGACGTGTTCCAGCAGATGTATCTGGGCACGGCGGATTGGGTAGGCACCGCGGGTCAGACGATCAACTCGTTTGCGGATTTTGCTCTTGGTCCGCAGCGCATGACGGAAAATGCCATTCCGATGGACCAGCGCAGTGCTTGTCTGTCGCCGGCCGATAACTGGGGTCTCATCGGGTCTCAGACCGCGTTGCTCAACAACAACCTTGTGGGTTCTGCCTACACGGACGGTTCGCTTGGCCGCGTTGGTGGTCTGGCGACCTACGAAACGCAGGTTCTGCCGACGCACACCAACGGCACCGCCACGACCGCAAGCGCGGTTGTTTCGGGCAACTCGCAGCAAGTAACCTACGATAACGCCAAGAATTCTTGGACGTCCACGCTCGTCACGAAAGGCTGGGATGCTTCGGGAACCATCACGGCGGGCACCGTCATCACGATTGCCAACGTCTATGCGGTCAACCCAAAGACCAAGGCAAAGCTGCCGTTCCTGAAGCAGTTTGTTGTGACGGCAGACGTCACGGCGAACGCAACGACCTCGAGCGCGACGAACCTGACAATCAGTCCGCCGCTGATCTCGGCGGCGGGCCCATACCAGAACTGCACCTACTCGGGCAATCTGGACGGTCAGGCCATCGCCATGGTCGGCGCCGCTTCCGGCGCTTACCAGCAGAACTTGCTCTATCACAAGAACGCCATGGCCTTGGCCGTGGTGCCGATGGAAATGCCGCAAGGCGCGATCGGCGGTTCCCGGCGTTCGTACAAGGGCCTCAGTGTCCGCGTCCAGCCCTACTATGACGGCGCGAACGACATCTCGAAATGGCGTCTTGATCTGCTCTACGGCCGCGCACTCATCGACAACCGTCTGTCGGTGCGTTTGAGCGGCACAGGTTGATAACCCACGGGGGAGGGTGCCAATGCTCTCCCCTCCTTGTCTTAACGAGGCTGCGGCATGAAAATTTACACACCCATCGAGAAAAAGAAGATCCAGAGCCACCCTCTGTTCATCAAATACTCGGGCAACATCCCCGATGATCTCAGGCATCTCGTCTATCCAGATGAAGCGAGGACCGAACCAGAAAAGAAGGGCAAGAAAGCAAGCGTAGCGGCTCAGACCGAGACGGCTGATGGCGACAGCAACTGAGATCGTCACGCGCACGCTGAAGCGCTTGCGTGTCATCGGGGCGGGAGAGTCTCCGAGCGCGGCGCAGATGCAGAGTGGCACGGACGCCTTGAATGCGATGATTGCGAGCTGGGAAGGCGAGGGATTGTCGGGAGACATCCTGCCTCTTCCGTCCCGGTTCGAGCAGGGCATCATTGCAATGCTCGGAGTTCGGCTTGCCGGTGATTATGGCAAGTCTCCCGATGCGGTTCTCGTTCGCGATGCCGATAACGGATGGTCTTCGTTACAGGCCTCTTACTTTGCCGTGCCGCAGTCGACGTTTGATCGGGCTCTCAAATGGACCGGCAACTATACCGACTATGGCTATTTTCTCGGCAATGAGATCGATGCGAACGCGAACTGGACCGGGAACACGGACTATTCGCTGCGCCAGGTCATCTCAAATGACGGCAACCTTTACGAATGCACGACGGCGGGCACGAGCGCGGCCTCTGGCGGGCCAACCGGAACGGGTGACACGATCACCGATGGAACATGCGTTTGGGTCTGGCGCCGTGTCGATGGCTCTCGGAATGTAGGGCTGGTGACGGAATGACGATCGTCCCGCTCACTCTTCCTTCCGGATCTAACCCTGCCCGCTTCAAGCAAGGCGGCTCACAAGAGCTGATCAACTGCTACCGGGAAGACATCGGGCCCGAAGCCAAAACATCCTCTGCCGTTTATGGCTCGGATGGGCTGCAGGGCTTCTGCACGCTTCAGAGCGCCAATGGTCCGGTGCGGGCGATCCTTAACGTCGACGGGCTCTTGTATGTCATCGCCGGCACGCAGCTCCATACCGTGACGGCCACGGGGCAAGACACGCTCCTCGGGTCGATGAACATCTCGACCACGGCGCCGGTCTATATGCAGAGAAACCGGAGAGCGACACCGGACATTCTCATCGTCTGCGATGGGCTCGCTTATTATTGCCGAGCAGGCGTTCTGGCGCAGGTCACCGACACGGACATGCTGGCGCCGATCTCAATGACGTTCAATGATGGGTATTTCATCATCGGAACGGTCGCGAACCAGTTTCAGTCGGGTGATCTGGATAATGCACCGAGCTGGAATGCCTTGGCGTTTTCCCGGGCGGATGCAAATCCGGACGCCATCGTAACCCTATCGACGTTGCAACAGGATATTCTCGTTTTCGGGAAAGATACGACAGAAATTCACCGCGATATGGGCGACTATCCGTTTCCTTATGAACGCGTGACCGTCATTCAGTGGGGTTGCTTTGCCGCTGGTTCGGTGTCGCAGGTCAATGGAACAGTGGCGTTTGTCGCGCACGACAAGACCGTCCGTCTCTTTCAAGGGTATGATGCGGTCAGGATTTCGACACCGGCGCAGGAACGAGACATTGATAAACTGGCGGACCCGTCGACACTCACCGCAACGTCTTGGACCAGGAATGGTCATACGTTCTACAAGCTCTCTTGCACGGAATTTACCTGGGTTTGCGATACGTCACTCTCTCCTCCTCAGTGGCACCGCCGCAAGACCTATGGTCTTGATTATTGGAATGTGTCCTTTGCCGAAGATTTCGACGGCAAGATCATCGTCGGAGATGCGAAAAACGGTAAGCTCTATGAAATGAACCCCGAGTTCTACGACGATGCCGGATTGCCGATCGTCTCCCGTATCCAGTTCGCCCCGACGCATGTCTTCCCCTATTCGATGACCATAGATGAAATCTTCTTCGACGTTCAGAAGGGCGTCGGAACGGGACAGGGCAACCCGGAAGACGTCGATCCCTACTGCATGATCGAACTCTCTCGGGACGGGGGTGAGACGTTTTCAATTCAACGGCAACCCAGATTAGGGCGGCAAGGCGAGAATCTAACCCGCGTGCGCGAACAGCAGTTTGGACAGTTCGGGCAGGACGGCTGTGTGATTGCTTTCTCATGGTCTGGGAAGTTTGCCAGAGCCATGTATGCCGCTGCCGCTGACGTGGCGAAGGACGCGGCCTGATGGCGGATAAAGCTCCGCCCATGCCATCGTGGCAAGGCAGCCGGGACCCAAAGGGCGGGATTTCGACATCGCTTTGGAGCTGGCTGCAGAGTCTCGGGAATTTCACGAACGCTCAGGCACAATCTCTGGCGCAGATCAGCGAAGCTTCGGCAAGCGATTATCGGAGTGACCAGATAGGGTTCAAGGCGCTAACTCCAGAGACGGTCTGGGATGCTGCAGGGTTCGTGAATCTGACCGATGCGGCGTCTATTCCAGTCGATATGAGCGCGGGGTTTAACTTTCAGGTTACGATCGCCGGAAATAGAACTCTCGCCAACCCATCGAATGCAAAGCCAGGTCAAGCTGGCGTTATCCGTGTAGCGGCGAGCGGCGCGCAAACTATAAACAAAGGGTCGAATTACGCATCTTCTGACGCAGTTAGCTGGCCTATTTCAATTCCCTCAGGCTCTGGCGTCTACATCTACTACCATGTGTGGGCGCCTAGCACGATCATCATCACCGGGGTGATTGGCCCGAACTTCAATTGATCCCGGGATCTTTTCCGATCGCTGCCGGAGTGCCGCGCCCTCTGTTTCAGTTCAAGACATCGGCAACGTTTGCGAACATCAACGGCGGCCCCACAACTATGGTTTTTCCGGCATCAATCGTGCCGGGTGATCTGGTTGTGATGTGGGACGTCTCATATGGATTGAATGTTCCAGCCCTTAAAGCGCCGCCAGGATTCATCGTTCCCGTTAGTGACACCTTCCCCGGCGTAAGCAACCCGCCGCCAAACCCAGCTGGGATTGTGTTCGCCTACAAATTTGCGGAAGCCGCAGACGCGGGTCGCACATTTGTCGGGATGGATGCAAATGGCGAGAGCTGTACGATCATTATCGTTTTCAGCCCAATTGCGACTCCCTTCAAGGGTTACGCGTCCGGAAGTCCGCATTTCGATTTAGGGTTTGGAGGCGTGCCTCCTGCGCAGACAATTACGGCCGGCGCCGCAGCCACAATTAGCTTCGGTCTATACATGCAGGTCGCTGGAACATTCAGTCCGACGTTTTCGCCAGCGTCCGATGGCTTCGTGAGCAAAACTGGGTTCAGTCTCAGAACCGGCGTTTCTTACAAAATATTCAACTCCGATCCGACCGACGTTGTTGTCGGCCTCGGCACTGCTCCTAACACGAATGGTCTGGCTTCCTGCCGCATCGATGGACTCAAATAAGGAAATCCCATGAGCTTCTTTGGCGACCTCATCGGTGGCTTTACCGGCTCGTCTGCGCGTAATGATATTAACGCAGCGAACAACAAAGCCAATAAAGACCTTGCAAGCGGCTTTAACTCGGCAAACGGGTTCTATAATTCTGCTGTGGGGAATTTCGATCCTTACAAGCAGACCGGATCAGCCGCGAATGCGTTCTATGCCAATGCGCTCGGACTCAACGGAGACGCAGCGAGGTCGGCGGCGGAAGGCACGATTACGTCCGATCCGCTCTTTACCGGGAAGCTCAATCTCGACAATTCGACGATCATGGCGAACCTCAACGCGCGGGGAAGTGCAGCCGGAGGTGCAGCAGTTCAGGCGGCTCAGAACAATCTTTACCAGAACTATGGCGACGTTCTGAATCGTTATGCCGGGCTCGGAGCACAGGGATTGCAGGCTGCCGGGGCTCAATCCAATGCCCTGATGAGTCAGGGCGATGCGGCCTATGGTTATGGAGCGACGAAAGCCAACAACGCAATCAACTATGGCAACGCGATGGCCGAGACCCGAAACATCGGCGTCAACAATCTGCTCAATACGTTGGGAACGGCAGCGAAGTTCGTGAACCCAATGTCGTCATTCAAGATGGCTTAAGGAGGTTTCTGGAATGGCGAATTACTTCGTTCCTATGTCTGCGCCGCAAGTTCCGCGCAACGCCATGCTGGACTTCTCCGGCATCAATAATGCGATCGACACGAACCGACAGAACGCGCTTTTGCAGCAGCAATTCGGCCTGCAGCAGCGCGCTGCCGACCGAGCGGATCAGACTCTCGCACTGCAAAGACAGACGACCGCAGCCGATCTCAGGAATTCTCAGTTGAATTACGAGAAAGGCCTTGCGACGCTGACCGGCGGAGTGGCGCAGTCGGCACTCGGACTGCAGGACCCCGCCGCCCGCGCGCAGGTTTGGAAAGGAATTGTTGGCTCTCATCCCGAATTTGCGACGACATTGCATTCTCACGGCATAGACCCAAACAACGCGGATGCCGGTTTGAACTTCCTGGTCAATGAAGCTCGGGGTTATCAGAATCCGCTCGATGTTCAGGCGAAGCAGGCGGCAATCGACGCCTCGCGCGCCGAAACCGCTCTCAAAGGGCAGCAACAGAAACTCGCTCAGCGGCAATTTGAATTCACGACCGACATGTTCAACCGGGCCAACAGAGGAGGCGCCGCGCCGGCCATGCCGAATGTCGGTGATGTCGACAGTGGCTATCGCTTCAAAGGTGGCAATCCAGCCGATCCAAATTCATGGGAGCCAGCGCAATAATGGCCGGTCCTTGGGAAAAATATCAAACCACCGCAACGTCCGATCCGTCCGTTGGGTATTCGCCCGGCAATGCGCCCGATCGTCTATCTCCCGACACGATGCGCGCATTCGCGGTCGATCTCATGGCGAATGGCGGCAAGGGGGCGGCGAGCATCCTGACGCAAGATCCGGGCTCACAATATCGAAGAAATTATGCCGTAACTCAGGGCGCCAACGCCGCAAACCTGAAATTCAAACAGGACATGACGGCGCCGTTGATTGATCGCATCCATGATTTTGCGAACATCGGAACGAAAGCAGGACCTGACGTTTTGGGGCTCGCCACGGGTCCCAACTACGCACCACAGGATGCCAAAGATAACTCGTTCCTTCACAACACAATTAACGACATAACGAACCTCGCAACGGGTATCTATAACGGCAATCTCGCGCAAGCGACGGGCCAGGATACCGCGAGCCAGTCCTACCAGGCGCAGCGCGCAGCTCGCCTCGGAAGCGGTGACCCCGCACACCCAAACAACTACGACAAGGCGCTCTCGACGAACATAGAGATGCAACACTTGCGCGACGCGATCGGCTCGGCTGTTAAAGCTCTTCCGGGATCGAAGGGCGGCACGACCGACCAGGATCAGGCACTCGTTCTCGATATGGTCGGCAAAGCTCTGAACGCGCCAACGCCGGAAGCCTTCTACAAGATCCTTCACGACGCTGAAAACACGCTCAGAGGGCGTGCAGGACTTCCCGCATTGCCAGAACGAGAATCCTATCTCCCGCCGGAATGGACACAGAGCCAAGGTCAAGGTGCACCGGCCGCAGAAGCACCTTCGACAAGCGGATTCAAATATCTCGGACGGATGCAATAATGGCGCAGTTCGTCGTTCAAGGGCCTGATGGCGGCAAGCACGTCATCGAAGGGCCGGATAACGCGACACCGGACCAGATCGAAGCTTTTGCGAGCCAGACGCTAGGCCCGACCGATCCGAAAGCCGCGCAGACGTCAGCCGCGGACCAAGGCGGCGGCCGCTCGTTCGAGCTCCGGCGCAGCGCTCCTGTTCCTGCACCAAACCCCGTTGCAGACGCAGCAGACGCGCGGGTGACAAAGGAAGCCGCCGCCGGACTGGCACCGCAGCCAACATTCGCCGATGCCATTCCATTCAAGAATGACATCATGGCGGGCGGTGAAGCGCTTCTGAACAAGGTCACGGGCGGGAGGTTCGGATCTCCCTATGATGAAGCCTATGCCTATCAGCAGGCGCGGGACCGCTTTGTTCAACAGAACGCCCCGAAACAACAACTCGCGATGGATGTTGCTGGCGGCTTGGCGCTCGCCCGTAGTTTCCCAGCGGCCAAGGTTTTGCCGGGGAATGCCCTGCTTGCAGAGTACGGCAACGCCCTCTTGAACATGATGGGGTATGGCGCGCTGTTCGGAGCTGGGGACTCGAGTGGCGAAGGCCGTGTAGCCAATGCATTGCACGGCGCAGGGCAGGCCGCGAAGTATGGCACTGTTGCTTACCCGTTCTTGAGAGCCGGAGGCCGGGTTCTCGAAAACCGAGCCGCATCTAACCCGCCTTTGCCGCCTGAGCTTTCGAGCTTTGACCCTCGGGCGGTCGGGACTGCCGCGCAGCTCTATCGTGAAGACAATCTCGGTCTGCCTATAACGGGCGCAAATGCGCAGGCTAACAGCCTTGGACAGAACGCCATGCTGATGGACATGGGCCCGAACATGCGCGCGGTCGGAACGGCGCTCGCGAAGCGCACGGGTCCGGAAATGAATACAATCGTCAAAGCTATTTCAGGCCGCCAGCAGGGCGCAGAAGCGCGTATAGATTCCGCGATAGATAATGCCGTCGGGTCGCCGGTCAATGTCCCGCAGATGATCGATCAGATGCAGACGACAAAGCGGGCCGCGGCCGCGCCGCTCTATGATCAGTTCCATAACACATCGATTCCGATGAATCCCGAAATAAGGGCCGTACTCAAGCGCATCCCAAAGAGCGCATTTTCGGAAGCACAAAAGCTCGCGACATCGGAAGGGTACCAACAACAATTCCGGCTGCGTCCTGTTGATGAACCGATGACTCCAATGACGGGAGTTCAGGGTACATCGCGCGAGCAAATCCCGACCGGTGTCGAATATGACTATCTCAAACGGGCTGTTGACGATCTCTGGAAGGGAGAGAAGCCAGGCACCAATGCGGAACGCGTCTATAAAGGTCTGTCGAAAGACCTCCGAGCCGCAGTCGACAAAACGCTCAACCCAAGCGATCCAGGAGCCAGTACATGGGCGCTGGCAAGGTCCGTCGCTGGCGAGCATCTGAAATTGCAGGATGCCTTCGACCAAGGTCAGAAAGCCTTCAGTAAGACGCTCTCGGCCGATCAGATGGCCTATGACATGCGCAACATGAGCCAGGAAGAACGGGCCATGTATCGCATCGGAGCTCGCCAGCAAATAAGATCCGTAGCCGAAAACTCCGGAACGAAGTCTGGGGGCAATCCCGACACCGCAACGCGCTCCATGCTGCAAACCCGGAACGCCCAGAAAAAGCTGGCGCTTATCGCGCAGCGGCCGAGCGAGGCGCGGAATCTCACGCGAACTCTTGCGGCTGAAACAAAGTTCGACAACACGTCCATGAAGGCGCTGCAGAACTCGGACACGGCGCTTTATATGGCGGCTCAGAAGCGCGTACCAGGAGCGATCGAGGCCGATACGCAGGTTCATAACCTGACGATGGAAGGGCTGGTGGCCGCCGGCGCGAAGAAGATCATCGACAGCCTGGCCTCAAACGCCATGTCGGCTCGGAATGTTCGTCATGCTGCCGATCTGGCGCGCATCCTTGTTGCGCAAGGTGCTCCGCGGGATAGAATTATCGCGGGGATAGAGAAAATCATTCAGGGCGCGAACGTATCTCCTGCACAGAAAGCCGCTCTGCAGCGCGGAGCGATGCAAGCTTTGACTGTCGCGACGGCCGCGGCGTCCGGCCAAGGGCAGCGCGCACCCGTTTCCGCAGCGCGCTAAAAGTATCTAGAATTTCACCCCGCTCTGCAGGCGTTATGACGGCCCAGGTTGCGAGCCACGCGAGTCCGATGGTCGCGAAGAATACCCAGTGCCCGAAGCGTCGCTCTAACGCGTCAGAAACCTCAACGCAGACGTATGTGGCCGCGAGTGCCGCGATAAACACGACCAATCTCATTAGGAAATCCCCCGCATGACCGACTCCGTTTATGCCTTCCCTCCTGGGGAGAGGCTGACCGACGATTCGACTGGCGCTCCGCTATCAGGCGGTAAAGCCAAGTTCTACGATGCGCAGACGACCAATCCCAAGACGGTCTATTCCGACGCCGCACTCACTGTAGAGCTTGGGACGGACGTTGTCACCGATTCCCTCGGGTATCCGACCTCGGATGGCACAACCCGGACGCTGGTCTATGTCGGCACCGCACCCTACAAGATCGTGCTTGAAGATGCTGACGGCAACACGATTGCGACGCATGACGATATCCCGGGTGCCGTCGTTTCCGCGTCCTCCGTCGATGTCTCGGTCACTGCGACGTTCCCGGTTGCCACCAAATCGCTCCCCTATGCTGTGGTTGCGGCCGATCAGAACTCGACGTTTCTGGTCAATTGCTCGAGCGCGAACGTAACTCTGACCCTTCCTTCCGCAACCGATAACGACATTCCGAATGGCTGGAAGATCAAAGTCCAGCACGCAGGATCGGCAAACAAGGCAATCGTCGTCGTTAAATCGGGGTCGGGCCAGAGCATTTTCGAAGGCACGAAGACGCTGGGTGGCGGGTCGTTTGCTCTCGCACTTAATGGTGAAGACTGCGAGATCACGGCCGACGGCGGAAACTGGCGCATAACATCTCACACGCCTCCTTTCATCAAAAAGGGGCAGGGGATTATTCCTGTCGTCAGTCGCGTATCGACTTCCCCGGCCTCACCGAATGCCGGCGATATTTACATCCTGACCGGAGTCGGAGGTTCGTGGTCGACCTTCGCGGCGAGAGACCTAGCTCTTTACACCGGTGCAGGCTGGACGAACTTCACGCCATACACAGACTGTGGGTGGGTCGCCTACGTTCAGAACGAGAACGCCTACTACCGCTTTATAGACTCAGCATGGGTTTCAGAATTCGCGAGCACCACCGTCTTTGGTACGGTCAAATACGCCAATCAGTCTGCGATGGAGGCAGAAACGTCCGGCGCTGCCGCAGGTTCTGATGCGATCAAATATTCTCCGGGGGTCGCGAAGTTTTGGTTAGAGGCGAATGTCTCAGGCGGCGTCCCCACGCTTCAAAACTCCTACAACACGACATCAATCTCCGATACTGGCGATGGCCGTCTTGGGGTCACCATCGCTACGGATTTTTCGAGCGCAAATTGGGCGGCCATTGGAAGTCCAAACAACGTGGGGATACGCGTTCTGACGTTCGTAGGCGCTCTCTCCGGAAGCGTTGAAGCGAATGCACGAGACCCGAATAACGTCCTGTCAGACCCAGGCGGCTGGAACGTCTGCGGTTTCGGTGATCAGTAGTGACGCGAGAACGCATACTCGACACTCGTCCTGACGGACGGGTTGCGGTTACTTGCCCAGCCGAACACGGCATCCTTTGCCTGATGCGAGGAGCGTCATGGTGGGAAAGTCCTTGGCACGGTCGTTCTTGGTGGTTCTGGATCGTCCAATTCAACCGGATGCTCGCTCGCGGTGTCGGTGCTAGAGCAGCCTATCGCTATTCCCGCATGATGATGACGGGCGGCTGCACCCGTCGGGAAGCAATCGAGATCATTGCCGAGCGGGACTGCGGGCATCTCGGAACCGCAATTGAAATCGTCGACGTAGACGAGATTCCGAAAGACCGGACGCACCGGGACGCTTGGCGCCGAAGCACTAACGGCGGACCAATTTACATCGACGAGGATCACGCGCAGCGGATCGACGAAGCGCGCATGTGGGAGGCATTCAATGCGACAACCTGAGGAAATGGCTTGGTTCGAGGTTGAGGGCGAAGACGGCCTTCCCAGAGCCTGCCACGGCATCAAGAGATTAATGCCGGAAGGTTCGAAAGAGATCACCGAAGCTCAGGCGAAAGAGATTTCCGCCGCGGTCCGGTCTCGCGAGTCAAAGCCGACCTCTGTTGTCAACGCCGCGGCCGCTGGTGTCGACCTGCAACCCATACAGGACCAGATCACCCGCATTGCCCAGGTGGTCACAGGGCACGCGGCCTCGCTCGATCAGCAACAGGGCAAGATCGAAGCCGTTTCAAACTCCGTCAATTCATTAATTCGAGATCAGAAGAGTCTTGCCGGGGGTGCGGGATGATCACGCTCACTCGGGACGCATGGGCGAAGTTCGCGCCCGGCTGTCCGGCTGCTTGGACGGAAGCTCTGTTCGGAAACCTCGACCTTCTGAACGAGCATGGCATCCTCGAAACTGAGCTTCGGTGGTGTCATTTCGCAGGGACCGTTTGGGCCGAGACAGGCAACTTCAAAGATCTTCGGGAAAATCTCTACTACACGACGCTAGGCGCACTAAGGAGGGCGTGGCCGTCGCGCTTTGGACACATGCCAGATAGTCAAGCAAGGGCGTTCCTACGCAATCCTAGGGCTCTGGCGAACAAGACCTACAACGGGCGTATGGGCAACCGTCCGGGCTCGTCGGATGGGTATGACTATCGCGGGGGCGGTTGGATAAATACCACGGGCCGCGATGCTGTCGAAGCGTATTGCAAGGAACTCGGCATCACGCCTGGTCCGACCACGCTCGATGATCCGGTCATCACGCTTCAGTTCGCGGTTCTCGAATGGACCAATCAGAACTGCAACAAGTGGGCGGACGAGAACGACATCCTGAAAATCGCGAAGGCAATCAACACCGGGTCCGCTGACAGCAACGTCACTCCGAACGGGATGGACAACCGCAAAGAAGGCTTCGCAAAGGCGTGGAATCTGTGGGGCGAGTACGACGGCAAGTCAGCCGATGTGGCGGCAAAGCCGACGTCAAAGAAAGTGGTCACCGCGATCTCGACCACGGCGTCTGCCGCAGTCAGCCTCGTCGCAACGTCCGTCCCTACGGCCGTGGAGAAAATTTCCAACGATCCGATCGGATCCGCAGAACAGGTGGTGACGACCGGCAATCGCGTGAGAGGTGTTGCGCGAGGTTCACATGAACTCGCAGCGTCTGCTCTCTCTGTCGCAAGCTGGCCCTATGTACTAGCCGCGGTTCTGCTCGGTGGCGGGCTCTACTGGGTAGTGTGTCATTGGGCGCCGGCTAAAATCGGGAGCAAGCCATGATCGGTCTTATCGCGTTCTTTGGCACGCTCTGGGGCCGCGTTGCGGTTGCTGGCGGCATCTTCGCAGCGCTGGTTGGAGCATGGGTCGGGTTTGCGTGGCACTACGAAAATAAGGGCGCGGCGAAAGCTGTTGCGCAGATCGAAAAGAAAGCGGTGTCCCTCAATGAAAAAGGTCTCAAGGCTCGCGCCTCTGTTTCTAATGTCGACGATCCTGCTGGGCGGCTGCTGGGGAAGTACTGTCGGGACTGTTAGCCTCAAGGCCGTTTGCGGAACTCCGGAACAGGATTACCGCGATGCATCATGGCAGGGCATCGACATTTCGAAAAACGACAAGCTGACCAAGGGAACGGCTAAGGACATCCTCGGCAACAACGTCGCACACGACAAGGTTTGCGGCGAACAAGCCAAGCCCAAGCTGACAGCATCGAACTATCCGTGAGGCTTTAGATGCCCTACATCCCGCGCGAGCTCAATCTCGTACCAAACACGGATGACGATCCTACATTTCGCTCGTCGATGCTCCCATTCGCGACATATGCGAACCCGGATGGAAGCGGCGAACACTTCGGATTTGCGGTCCCGGGCGCGATCCAAGAGCCCGTCAATGCTCTTATGAGGTTGTTCGGGACCCCGTCGCACCCAGGGACATTCGGACAAGGCCCAGACGCGCCGGGCAATGCCGACGACATGAGAACGCTTCTGTTTTCAACATATGCAGGGAATGCGCTTAATCCGGCAGCAGCGATCCCGAAAGGAGCGTTAGCGTCAGGCGCCATCAGGGCCGCCGAAGAAGCTCCGCAGCGTATGTTTCACGGAACAGGCGTTCCCGAAGACTTCAGCACCTTCCGACCGAGCACATCGGGCTCGTTTGGTCCCGGAGTGTATCTATCAACAGACCCCGCAACTGCAGACCTTTACGCGATGAGTGGCAGCAATCCTCGCGTATTGCCGGTCGATGTGCAGGGTCCATTCGCAACGGACCAGCAATTTTGGACTGAGCGAGCGAAGCATCCAGATCAAGCGGCGACGGTGCAGGCGCTTTTGGACCAAGGCTACAACGGCGTTCAGATGAACGAGCCGACATTCAGAAGCAACAAGAACGTCACGAACGTCTTTCGCCCCGGAAGCGTCCGAAGCGCGACGACGGGAGAAACTCTCTTTTCCGATACCGGAATCCCCTCCCTCTTCGGATCTGCCCTCTCACCCTATACGCAAGAGCCGAGAAACTCGCTTTTCACCTTCTAGTGCACGCGTTGCTACCAGGAAGAAAGACATGAGCAATGCGGAAGCAATCGGGCGAGTGGCCGGAGCTTTGGCAATGGAGCTTGAAGGTCGAAAACCGGCTCACGAAGCTCGAAGGGAAGGTTTTCAGAGAGACTACGGACAAGGGCGGCGAACGCCCAACCTGGACGCCTCGCGACTTTATGGCGGCGGGAGCTGGCATAGCGATGGTGATCGCGGCGATCTCGGACAAGATCGGCTGGACGTCTCTCGGGGCGTTCCTGGTCAGACTGTATGGGGTCAGATGATGTCCGCTCTTTGCCCCGGCACCAAGATCTTCTGCGTCTGCCTCGCGATCGCGACGTTTATCGTGGTGGTTTAGGTGTTTGCAAGTTCTCGAAAGAGTCTCAATAGGTTCCGCATCCGGTGAAAACACCTTATGCTGCATTGACATGGTCTTAGGCCGAATTTATCTGCTTTGGGAGCAGAGGGTCGCGTGTTCGAATCATGTCGCCCCGACCACTACTTAGCCGATTTGTCGGTGCCGGTGTTTGCAATCGTGTTTGCAGTTCTCGTTTCCGAGGCGTTCTCCCAACGGAGGATTGCAGACGCCGCCAGACGCCTCTGATTGACCTGCTTGGCATAGTGTTCGATCATCTCCCGGCTCTGTCCGGTGATCGATGCAACCTCTGCGTCGGTGCATCCCGCCTCAAGCAGAGTGACAACCGCCGACTTCCTGAGACCGTGAAAAACGAGCTTCTCAGCCACGACGCGCGGCGGCTTATTTTTCCCCCACGATGACTTGAACCCATCGACCGTCCACGGACGCCCTGCGGTGTTCGTCAGGATCGTCAGGCAGGTTGCCGGTGATGCCTGTAGGGCCGCCTCAATGATCGGCTTCAGATCCCGGTGGATCGGTATCCAGAGCTGCTTGCCGGTCTTTTCCTGGCGCACGCTGATGACGTTGCCCTGAATGGCCGTTTTAAGCATGGACAGCACATCTTCCTCGCGCTGTCCCGTGTAGAGGGCCATGCCGACGACCCACCAAAGGTCCGTGCGGAGCTCGTTTCGGGCTTCCTCGATCGTCTCCCAAGGCCAGGGCGCATAGCCGTCTCCGCCCTTCAGAGGGCGAATCTCCCGGCAAGGATTGTCAGCGCGCCAGCCCCTCGGCACTGACCACGCGATCATCGACGACAGGCAGCGGATCAGGTTATTCGCGGAAGCCGGTGTCGACGCGTAGAGGTCTCGCAGCTTGAGCACGTGTTTTGGCTCAATGCCTCTGACCTCCAACTCTCCCCATGAATCCTTTATGCGTTGCGAGTAGCGCTCCCAGTCAACTTTCGTTTTGGCTGATAGCTGTTTCCACTCTGGAGACGCGTGCCACGCTTCGATAAGTTTCCCGAATGTGTTGGATTTTACCGGCGCGGCCGGCGCGTGCATCAGCCGGGCGTATTCTGTCCAGAACTCGGGCTGTCTGGGGTCGTCTGGAAGTCTAATGGCCTTCTCGGCGCGCGGCGTGCCCCTGTACTTCATTAGATACAGGTACGGGCGCCCGACCTTGTTTCGGACTTGAACGACGTGCGGCGGCAGCTTCGGCGGCACGGCGGGCTCCGGCGTCATAAGGGTCGACATGCTCAGATTCGGCAGTGTTGCCGCCTCTCAGGTAAGAATCCACCTCTGCCCAGCAGAAAAGCAAAGCGTCCCCAACTTTGTGGGGGGAGGGGAGAAGCCCTCGCTTCACATATTGGTCCACAGCCCCGATCTCCAGATCAAGGCGCCGGGCCAGCGTCTCTTTCTTCAAATAGTCGGGCCACATCGTCTCTAATCCTTTATCCCTCTCGTACCGGGTGGGGATGAAGCCGGTTCGAGTGAAGTATCCGAATTCAAGCTTTCACCTGTTTCGGGTTCTTCGTTTGTGCGTTCACCGTTCGACGGTAAGCGAAAAGTGTACGGCCCATTTGGCGTTGAACATTGCCAGTATCCGCCCCATGCGTCGTGGACGAACCACAGTTTCGAGCCTCCTTCGCGTTTCGCTATTTGCTCAGCCAGTTCGTTGACTTTCTCGGACGAAGCCGAGCGTTCGATGTTCGCTTGATGAGCCATCTACTTCACTACCTCTTTTGCTTTCCGAACTGTTTCAGATAGAGTGCTAATTACAGGTCCTTCAACGATGACCGATCCCAATCCGTCTAGATTTGAAATAGGCTCTGCTTTTTGAATCATCTCACTGACGAGGGCTTTAAGGGCGTCTCTCTCTGATGTGAGACGGGTGGTTTCCTTTGATAGCCGCTTCTCTTCATCGGATGGTATGCCGCTGGCCCAACTTTCGCTGTACGGCAATCTCATCGTCTCCATGTCGGCATGTGACGCAATTGATACGTTGAGACCGTAGCCTTCTCCGTCAATCGCAAAGGCATCCATAACAGCGCTCCCAGAAAGCGCACGGTCTACCGTATCTCTAAGTGCCGAGAGAGCAGCGGGCGTACCGATGATTTCGGCGGGCTCGTGAAAGAACGGCTGCGCATAGACGTGAATCCACGGCGCGGTATTGAGCTTGGCTTCAATTTCGTTGGCCTGTGTCTCGCTCACTTCTGTCCTCCAAGGGCTCTGATGGCTTTGGCTAGCATTTCGAACGCGAGTGCTTGAGGCATTGCTTCGTGCTCGCGCGCGTTGTTGGAGAAATCATCCGCCACCTTCGCGCACTCTTCTATTGCCCTATTCCTTGCTGCATCTCTCTCTGATGTAAGGCGCTCTATATCGGATTTGAGGCGGGATATTTCCTTGCCTTCATCGCAAAGTGCTTCGAAGTAATAATCGGCTTCCGTTGTTTTCCCTGTGGTGTCTGTCATCTACCCCTCCGACCCTGATGAGGCGCGCTCGAACTTCGGCAGCGTACCGTGCGCGGCGAAGTAGGCCAGCGCTGGCAGAAGCTCGGCAACCATCGTTTGCGTAAGGTGCATTCTTGTGTTGGCCTGATGGCAGATGCCGTAGGGCGGGTCGTTCTGAAGTTCGACATCGGACCATCCTTTGCCTGGCTCGAATTTTTTTAGGCCGATGTCGTTGCAGCCGAGCCAGATACAGCCTTCCTCGTCAACGATGCTGCTCTCCTGCAAAGAACAGGAGACGCCGTTGCGGTCCTTAAATTCGCCGCGGAGAAAGCCACGGTTTGTTTCTTCAAATGGAATATCGCTCACGATTTCATCTCCTGTTCCCCTGATGCGGTGCGCTCTGCTGCTTTAAGAGCGGCACGGGCTTGCTTTGCCTGCCTCTCGATTTCTTCTGCGCGAATGGTTCCAAGGATTTTGAAAGCGCGTTCTGGGTCTTCGCGCATGAGCTTTTGTGCTTCTAATCGCGCCGACAATCGTTTCTCAAAGATGTCGGAAGACCACTTGTCATATGGCGCATAGGCGCTTGGGAAAAGCGCCCTCCCGATGATTGTTTGCGCACCAGACGGAAATCTTCGTGTCGCCGTTCTTTCAGCCATTAGAGGTCTTCTCCTGGGAGGTAGAGGCGCGGCGTTTTGCGACCAGCAAGAGAACGTCGAGAACGATGCTCACCGTCCAATAGGCAATCGCGACGTATAGAAACCACGTTGGAATCGTGACCGTCATCCCACAGCCTCCTTAGCTTCTTCCTGGGTGCGTCGTGGTGATCCGGGCGGGATTTGAACCCGCGACCATTCGATTAAAAGTCGAATGCTCTACCCCTGAGCTACCGGATCATTCTTCTGTGTCTCCGCGAGTCCTTCACGATAGCATTGCGGGCATAAGTAAGCGTCTCCTACGGCGTGTGCGTCTTCGATGCGCACGACCGCGGGACAAAACTCGCAGCGCTGCATATCGTAATCATCGTCGCCCTCTGTTGTTTTCACGGGTGTCTCAGGCATTGGCTTTCTCCTTAGTTTCTAGCTGCACGATTGCCGCGGCAATTATCGCGTCGATGAATGTCAGACAGTCGTTGGCGAGGGGAGGAATATGTGCCTCCATGTCCCAATATCCGAACTCGTCGCGGCGCATTATTCCAACCCATCCATAGTGGTCACGCCGCCACGTTCTCCCCGGCAGCACCGCATTGAGCAGAGAGACACACGCTCCAAGGCCGTCAGGGTAGGTGGTGAAGGGAGCCGCAGCAATCGTCCGAGCACCGACGACGTAATGTAGTGCACTCGGATAGAGTGCGGTCGCAATCGCCAAGTCCAATGCGTGATCAGCCCCCTTGCATTCACGGATGCGGGACTGCAAGGCGCGGAGGGTTTCAATGCGGTTGGTCATTTCTGTTTCCACCAGTCCTCATAGGCGTCTCGGAATTTCCTCGCTTTAGGTCCAAGCCCCGCCAGCTTCATCATGTCCGCGCGACCGTTGCTGTCGAATGCGGCGGCAAGGTCAAACGCGATCTTCCGGGCATACTCCGATAACGCTTGCCCGCGCTCTTGATGTTTGCGGCGTTCCTCACGAGTCATTCTTGGCCTCACGGGATTTGAGCATCACGCTGCTCCTTTGGTTTTGATGCGCGCGCCGGCCAAGCGGCGCCGTTGAGCTTCCCGCTGCGTAGCGACGCAGAAATTCCAGACCTGATTGCACGCAACAGCATAACGCGAGAGGCGCTTGCCTGCGGTGCGATCTTTGATCCGGTATTTGTAC